GGCTACCAGGCTGTACTGAAGCCTTCCAAGTTTGGCTATTCATTGTCTGCTATTGTAGATACTGATATGGTCGAGCAGTTGGAAGACGATCGAACTGAAAGCCTCAAGTGGGCTGAATCAAAACTGAAGAACCCAAAGCGTTCCGTTCTCAAGCCTGAGCCATGGGAAGAGGTGTCTGAGGGTAAGTACAAAGTTAAGTTCTCTTGGAATGAGGACACCAAACCACCTGTTGTAGATACAGAAGGATCTCCTGTCGTTGATAACGGCACGCCTCTGTACTCTGGCTCAAAGGTCAAGCTTGCTTTTTATCAAAAGCCGTACATCCTTAAGGATAGTGTGACCTATGGCACTTCACTGAAGCTGCAGGGGATTCAAATTGTTACACTTAGTGGATCTGCTGGTGTTGATACTGGCGATCTTTCTGACTCTGCTGTTGCTGAGTTGTTTGGTAAGACCCAAGGGTTCAAGGCTGGTGATCCGAACATCACGGTCTCGCCACAAGAGGGGGTCGTAGATGACGACTTCTGAAAGTGGAACGACTTCGATGAATACTATGACTATTGGATTAGGAGCACCTACGCGAATGAACGCTGACGTTAACATCACCAAAGATCCCGCACTGGGTCTTTGGGAATGTCGCCTCACCATCGAGCTGCCTACCATCACTGTTACTCGACACAAAAAAGACAAGTCTGACTTCCGTTATGAGATGGCTCGTGCCGTCACTGAAGTAGTTGAACAGATCGTTGAGGGACTTATTGAAGATGAGTGCTGATGGCATTCAGATCCAAGCTGGAGGAGAAGGTAGCTGACCTTCTCTCCAATCTTGGTGTGTCGTATGAGTACGAGAGCACGAAGGTTTCATACGTTATCCAGCATAATTACACGCCTGATTTCATTCTCCCGTCAGGTATCTGGCTAGAGACAAAGGGTTACTGGGACAGCAAAGACCGTAAGAAAGTCCTAGCTGTCATCAAACAGAACCCTGACATAGACCTACGCATGGTCTTCCAGGCACCCTATAATACAATCAGCAAAAAATCGAAGACCACATACGCACAATGGTGCGAAAAACATGGGATAAAATACTGCTCCTATGCTAGTATTCCAATCGAATGGCTCACAGAACAGTGAGTTCGTAAGGCATGAACCGTGCCCAAACTGTGGTTCGTCAGATGGCAACTCTGTTTATTCTGACGGCCACACTTTTTGTTTTGTTTGTCACCACTATGTTCATGGTGACGGCACTACTAACCACCACCACACAATGACCACCAATGTTCAGTTACGAGGATCAGCCGGACGGCTGCAGAAGCGAGGAATCTCTGAGCAAACATGCGAGAAGTTCAAGGTCTACCGAGACGGAGAACTACTACGCTTCTATTATTATGACAGCTCTGGTACACTTCTTGGAGCCAAGGTAAAAGGTAAAGACAAGACGTTTACCTGCGAAGGTAAGGTCAACAGTCTGTTTGGTATGCAGCTGTTCAGGCATAAGACTACCAACAAGACAAAGAAGCTCGTCATCACTGAAGGCGAGATGGATTGCCTGTCTGTATGGGAGGCACAGCCCAACTGGGATGTGGTCTCAATTCCTAACGGAGCACCAGCAGCAAAGAAAGCAATCCAAAATCATTATGAATGGATCAACCATTACGACAAGATTGTCCTATTCTTTGACAACGATGAGCCCGGCCAGAAGGCCGCGACTGACTGCGCTGGGGTCTTACCCCCTGGCAAGGTTTACATCGGTGCTCTAGAGGACTACAAGGATGCCTCAGAGGCATTACAAGCGGGTGATTCGGAGGCAGTGCGAGCCGTCTGTAACTATGACCATGTGTTGTACAGACCAGACGGCATTGTCGATGGCAAAACTCTGCTAGACTTAGTTACCAAACCTTCCAAACCTTGCGACTATGAATACCCATTTGCGGGACTCCAACGAATCACTCACGGTGTTAGATACGGTGAGCTTGTCACTATTACTGCAGCGACTGGCGCAGGCAAGTCCAGCTTCTGTCGAGAACTTTGCACTCACTTCCTACAAGGGGGCGAACGGGTTGGTTACTTGGCGCTTGAAGAGAGCAACCGACGAACAGCTCTTGGCTTGATGAGTGTTGCTTGTGGCAAACCATTCCACATCGGAGAGCACGATAAGGCGTCGTTACAAGATGCATATAGCCAAACAATGGCTGCTTGGAATCTTTATTTGTATGACGGCTTTGGTAGTTACGATCCTGATGTTATCTATAATCGCATTGAGTATCTGGCAAGCGGACTCGATTGCCGTATTGTTTTTCTGGATCATCTCTCTATCCTGCTTAGTGGTCTTGAAGGTGAAGAGCGGAGGATGATTGACCAGACCATGACTAAGTTACGGTCATTGGTCGAACGGACAGGCATTGCCCTGTTCCTTGTATCACACTTACGCCGTACACAATCGGACCATAACCATGAAGAAGGAGCACGAGTTACGATTGGACAACTTAGAGGAAGTGCGAGCATTGCTCAACTTTCTGACGGAGTTATCGCGCTCGAAAGGGATCAACAAAGTGGACCTGAACACGCTGCTACAACTATTAGAGTCCTCAAGAATAGATACTCTGGCGAAACAGGCGTGGCTGGACAGTTGACTTATGACCTTGACACCTGTAAATTTACTGAACATGAAGCTGAACCCGATTTCAATCCGGCAACCGATTTCTAATACGGCGCTGGATCTACGCAAACCCAATCCACCTACGGCTGAAGCAATCAAGAAAGCACAGTTCGTAGATAAAACCTACCAATGGAAAAATGCTGGTGTTCGACCTGGAGACCGACGGCCTTCTAAATGATTTTACCCACATACATTGCCTTGCAATCCATGATACTGAGACAGATGAGACGCTTGCATACAATGACAGCGGCACTCAACCTCCCATCTCTGCAGGTGTTACGAGACTGGAGGAAGCAGATCGAATAGTCGGACACAATATCATATCTTTCGACATCCCCTGTATCAAGAAAGTCTTTAGTTTCTTTGATCCGCAAGGTGAGGTGATTGACACCCTCTTGCTGAGCAGGCTCTACCATCCTAATATGCTAGGCTTAGACAAGAAGCACCAATGGAAACACATGCCATTACAGCTGTATGGTCGCCACTCGTTGGAGTCCTATGGCTACAGGCTAGGTGAGTACAAAGGTGGCTTTGCTAAGGATACTGACTGGAAGGAGTGGAGCCAAGAGATGGAAGACTATTGTGTACAGGATGTAAACGTCACAGTCAAACTATGCCAACACTTCCGCCCTTACCTGACTGGGTTGCGTTAGAGCACCAAGTCGCACACCTCATGACCAAGCAGGAGCTACATGGATGGTATTTTAATGAACGCGCTGCATGGCAGCTTGCATCGGCTCTCCAAAAAGAGCTGGAAGAAACTAAAAAAGTATTACGAGAAAGGCACCCTTTCGTCGAAGGCGCGACGTTCAATCCTAAAAGAAATAACAAAACACAGGGATACTTTCAAGGCTGCGAGTCAGTCAGGCTCAAAGAGCTAAACCCCACATCGCGAGATCATATTGCATGGATCCTTTCCACATTCTATGGCTGGAAGCCAACCCAGTTGACAACTACTGGGAAGCCTGTTATCGACGAGACCATATTGATGGAGATTGCCTCCGGTGGGATTACGATTGCAGGGGACTTCGCGAAGTGTCTCGATATTACGAAGAAGTTGGGGATGATCTCGGAAGGCACGAACGCATGGCTGAAGCTGTGTACGACTGCTAGCCGAGTTCATCACCACTGTTCTGTTGGGTGTGCTACATTCCGTATGTCGCACAAGAATCCCAACCTAGCCCAGGTACCTAGTGACCCACGATTCAGACAATTATTTGTACCAACTCCGGGTCAAGTCATGGTCGGCGCTGATCTTGCTGGCATTGAGCTTCGCATGTTGGCACACTATCTCGCCCGTTACGACGACGGTAGATACGCCGACATCCTCCTCAACGGAGACATTCACCAAGTGAATGCTGACAAGATCGGTATCTCAAGGAAACTTGTCAAGACTGTAACCTATGCATTTTTGTATGGGGCAGGCAATGAAAAAATTGGTTTAAGTTATGACCCGACTCTCAGCACATCTAGAGCTAAATCCAAAGGTAAAGAGATTCGCGATGCGTATGTTGAAGCGATCCCTGGTCTTGATTCGCTCCTTGCTGCTGTTAAAGCTGCGGGTGATCGAGGCTTCATTAAGGCGATTGACGGTCGCCGAATCCCTCTCGATTCACCACACAAATCCCTCAATTTCCTATTACAGGGATCGGCAGGGGTTTTGGCGAAAAGGTGGCTTTTAATAAACCAAGAAACAATTAACAACACAAAACTATGCTGCTCACAACTAGCATTCGTTCATGACGAACTGCAGTTTGAGTGCGATCCACAACATGCAAAAGATTTATCAACATCCCTGGTATTCAGCGCTGCAGCGGCTGGCGAGTTCTACAAACTCCGAATCCCAATCGCAGCAGAAGCCAAAATCGGGGACAACTGGGCAGAGGTGCACTGATGAAACTGTACATCGACGCTGACTACATTGTCTACAAAGGTTGCGCTGCGGCAGAAACCGAAGTAGATTGGGGCAGTGACATCATCATGGTTACATCTAAGTTTTCTGATGCCTATGCCAATGTCATTAAAGACATCAATAAAATTGTCGGAGAGTTCGGCGGTTTCACGGAACCTGTGCTATTCTTTTCTGACTCGGTTAACTTTCGGAAAACGATCCTCCCCTCTTACAAAGGACACCGCAATCGAAAGAAACCGTGTGGCTATCGCCGTGTCATCAACCAACTCAAGACTGAGTATGAGGTTGTTATCATGGATTCCCTTGAAGCAGATGATGCCATGGGGATTTATGCCACAAAATTTTCAGGCAATGTCATCGTCTCGCCAGACAAGGATATGCGACAGATCCCCGGATCTTTGTACAACCTTGACGAGCGAGTCACAGTCACGCCTGAGGAGGGTGCCAAGTGGCATCTAATCCAAACACTAGCCGG